GGTCAACTTCATACATGGATGTGTGTTCTTCCTCCACCGCGTCGATGTGCTTGGGGACTTCTGGGATGTGCTTATGGGTCATTGGATCACCACCTGAAAATCGGTTCCGGTTGCCACGACGCAGGTGGTCTTGTCAGGATTGACCACAACCATCGTCCACGTCCCGCCCGTGGGGGAGACAAACGTAACCACTGCCCCGCCCTGATCGGCTAGAGAGACAACGGTTTCACGCTCGTTGTACTGGTCACCCAGTAGGGCGACCATGTCGCTATAAGTGAGGCACAGCGTGGCTGCGGCAGCGAGGGTAATCATTTCAGTTCCTCCGTGGTTGTTTGTGGGATAACCCATAAAGAATTATAGCATGGTGTCAAGCAGAATGTATCAGTTTATACCGGACGCTCTTATTTTTGTTGTACTTGTGAATGGAAGTCTCGGACGAAATTTTCTTGCCCTCGACCAGCTTGTCAAGCGCCATCTGGATGTCTTCACGTTTGTATTTGCGTTCCAGTCTCCGCATGATCACCCCCTGCGCCTCACCCTCTGGCCCATCCACCATCTGCAGGAGGGTCATCAGGAGTGCCCGCGCCGGGTCCGACTTGTCGTTGTCGTTTGCCAGTACCAGTCGCATTTTGCTCTGGATGTCGCGCAGGATCAGGGCATAGGCCCAGCGGACATGCTCCACCGTGCGGACGCCCTCCGGTATCGCCAAGATCAGGCTGACCTTGCTGACCTGCTCATACCCGCGCAGTGGAAGTGCTTCCAGACCGCTGCGTTCCTTGTGTTCGTATGCCATCTGGTCAAACAGGTCGACAATGTTGTCCAGCATCGCCGAGGCCTCTGCCGTGGTAGGGATGATGATGCGGTCGCCGTAATGCTCCACCCGGCGGTCTTTATTCTCCGTTACATCGTACGATCCGGCATGCACCAATTGCTGCATGGTCATCCGCATCGCCTCTGGCATGGGCAGCTTTTGCCAGTTCTTCTTCGTCACCGGGGTGGTGTCCTGTTCGATGCACAAGATGGCGCGACCGAAGAACCCTGTCGTGGCATTCTCGAAGGTCACAAGGCTGTTGAAGTTTTTCTCGGTCGTGTACCCGGTCATTGCCAGAAACGGGCGGTCGATCCCCGCGTCCAGCGTATCCAATTGGTACAGGATCGCCTTCTGACGGGCCACAAGGTTGGGCTTTTCACCGTGTTCATCCATGGCCTTTTCGACCTGCGTCAATTCCTTGCGCAGATGGCCCCGGATGTCTTCCTTAAGGTCACCCGACACCATCAGTCGACCGTCGGCCTTGGAATAGGCTGACATCAGCAGGCCAAGCACACCTTCCAGATATGACGCGCCGGATGACTTGGCGCTGTTGATCTTCTGGAACAAGAAGCCGACCTCGTCCATCATGTAGGCTGCCATCTGGTGGCGCGTCAGGTTCCGCGCGATCTCCTGTTCGGACTTGATGGTGCCATGTACCGCCGCAGCCATGCCGCAGATGTCCAGCACCTCTGCAGTGGCACCCAAGATGCCATCCTTGCCCGACCCGGACCCGGCGACGTTGAAGACGAACAGATTGGTGGTTGCCCGGTCGCGGTCATCACGGTAGCGCAGGCCAAACGCCACGCCCATCGCCCAGATCGCCGACATGGATGCAAGGGCCTCGCGCTTACGACGTGTCCGGCTTTCGATCCATGCCGCCAGTTGCCCGGCAAGGCCCGGAGGACGCAGGGCGTCAAACGACGAGGTGTCGATGGCTGTCGGACTGGAATATTCCTCTGGCGTCTGAAACTGGAACTCCTTGTCCGGTGTGAACGTCACAGGCTGGATGTATCCACCCTCTTCCGCGTAATGGACCAGCGTGCCCAACGTGACCGGGTTTGCCGACCGACCAAAGCTGTGCCATTTGTACTGCATGGACGTGTCGTCGTACTTGGATGACTGCTGGCTCCAGCGGTCCCACAGGTCGAACGCGGACCCGCCCGTGGCATGGTGCAGGGCCATGCCTATCTTGATCCACTCCTCGTAGTCCAGATCGTTATTCGGAACATGGGACAGCATCTCTGCCAGTTCCAGTTCGTTGACGTCGACCGTCTTGCCGCCCAGATCGGCCCGGTGGCGCTCCGGCACTCGCAGCATCTCCAAGAGCTTCTCTGGCACCATGTCGATGTCGTCCGGCGACCCAATGGCGACCGTGTACGGCCTGCCGCTGGCATGTTCCGATCCCGGCCCGACCACGAACGCGGCCCCCGACTTGAAGTCCAGACCGGGGTAGTCGGCCAGCTTGATCACCAGAGCCACGTCTTCCGGCACCTTGAAGTAGTAATGCTTGGAGCCGCCGCCCGATCCTGTGTTCACGATCAGCCCTGCACCCATCAGCTCAGGCACCACCTCCACCAGCTTCATAAAGCTGGCCACGCCACCGTTGCGGGCATCCACGTCCACCACGAGGACGCCGCGCAGGGCGATGCCGTAGCCGGTCTTGAACTGCTTCATCATCTCCATCGTCTCAAGCTGCTCTTCGCTCCAGTGTGGCGTGTGCTGCCAGTTGGAGACGCGAGGATGCTTGAACAGCGACTTCTCAGGACATTGAGGGTTTCCGCATTCGCATTTCCCGTTCTTGTCACGGCCATAAAGCCCAAAAACGCGAAATCCAGCCTCCCAAAAAATGCGGTATTCCATTCACTAAGCCTTTGCACCGAAAAGATATTTCTCCAACTTTTCGATGGTAACAATCGAAAAATTCTGGTCGCTCTCTTTGGCAACATTTCGAACCGTATTGACGTGCAGTCCAGTGGCCTCCGCCACCTTGGAATGGACACGATCCTGAAGGCCGAGACGGATGCGGGCGATTTTCGCCATAATCGCCTTTTGAATGTTTGTGACTTTTGTCATGCTTTGTTTGTTCCTTTCGTGAACGTAGCCTGTTGACATTCGCACAAACGGCATCTAGGTTCAAGTGGTGTTGATAGAGGAGAGAACATGTCGATACTCGAACAGATCACGAAACCCAAGCCGCGCCCGCTGGCTGTCACCATCATCGGTGAAGCGGGCCTTGGGAAGACTTCCCTTGGGGCCACATTCCCAAAGCCAATCTTCATCCGCGCCGAAGATGGCCTGAAGTCGATCACGCACAGCACCATGCCTGATGCGTTCCCGGTCCTGAAGTCTGTTGAAGACTTATGGCCGCAATTGTGGGCGCTTGCCAAGGAAGAGCATTCGTACGAGACGGTCGTGATCGACACCGTCTCTACGTTGGACACGATGTTCACCGACTGGGTGGTCGACACAGACCCGAATAAGCCCAAAAGCATCAACCAAGCGCTTGGCGGGTACGGCGCTGGATACAACATGGTGTCGTCTCAGCACCGCCGCCTGCGTAAGGGCTGCGAGTATCTGCTGGATAAGGGCATGAACGTGGTGTTCCTGTCCCACGCGGACACCTCCACCGTCAGCCCACCCGATGGCAACCAGTACACCCGCTACACCATGCGGATGCACGACAAGTCCATGCAGCCCTACGTCGACAACGTCGATCTGGTGGGCTTCCTACGCCTTGAGATGTTCACCAAAGGAGATGGTGACGTCAAGAAAGCGTTCTCCACGGGTGACCGCCAGCTGGTGTGCCACGCGATGGCGTCTTGTGTAAGCAAAAATAGGTTTGGCATTGTCGAGCCGATTGATGTAAGGCTTGGTGAGAACCCACTTCAGGATCAAATCAATGCCTACAGAAGCTCCATCGGAAAAGACGTGCAAAACGTGCGGGGCGAAAAAGCCATTTAACCGTGCGTTCTTTTATAAAAGCAGAAAACATAGATACGGCTTGTCAGCGGAATGCGTAGAATGCACTAAAAGCAGAAGTAGGAAATGGTTGTCTGAAAACAAAGACATCAAGGCCGAGACTGATAGGAGGTACGCACAAAAAAACAGGAATGATATATCTGCGTATCAAAAGGAGTACAGGGCCAATAATAAGGCAAGGTCTTCTGAATACTCTAAGAGGTACGCAGAAGAAAATGAGGAAGCCCTGAGGTTATCCAAACAAATGTACAACTCAAGACCAGATGTGAAAAAAAGAAGGTCTGATCTGCAATCTAAAAGGAGGAAGTATGATGATAAATATCGCCTTATGTGTAATGTCAGGTCAGCAGTTTCAGAAGCCCTGTCAGGGCAAAAAGGCTCACTTAGGTTTCTAAGTTATTCCGTTGAAGAGCTTGCAGATCACCTAGAAAGGCAGTTCTTAAAAGGAATGACATGGGAGAACTACGGAAATGGGTGGCAGGTTGACCATATAGTACCATCATCATCCTTTAACTTTGAAAACGCCGATGATCCCAACTTTAAGTTCTGCTGGGCTTTATCAAACCTCCGCCCGTTATGGGCTAAAGACAACCTCAAAAAAAATGCAAAACGCATTTTTTTAATATAGGAGAAAAAGCATGAACGACGATTTCTGGGGCCTTTCCACAGGCGAAGACGCAACGACCAAATCCGATGGTTCTTTTGACGTTGGCGGCGGCAACATGGAGCCGATCCCGAACGACACCTCGGTGTTGGCTGCCATCGACGAGGCCAAGTGGGACAAGGACAACAACGGCAACCGCTTCATTTCCCTGCGCTGGGCGGTCCTGCAGCCGGAAGACTTTGCCAACCGCAAGGTGTTCCAGAAGCTTTGGGTTCTGGATGATGAACCGAAGGCAAAAGACCCGGTCAAAAAGCGCGACAAGGCCAAGCTGATGCTGGGTGCCATCGACATGAACGCTGGCGGAAAGCTTCTGGCTAAGCCCGTCATGCCGACCGACGAGGCGCTGACGCTGCACCTGACCAACAAGCCGATGATCATCAAAGTGATGAAATGGAGCATGCGTGACGCCCAGACTGGCGACATGAACAGCGGCAACTGGGTAGGCGCGGTATCGTCGCGTCAGGCCGGAAAGGTGTCGACACCGGAAGAGGTGGAGCGCGCCAAGGCTGAAGATGCGGTCCACAAGCAGCGCCAAGGCGGCGGCAGCGTTGGCAAGCGCGTCTTGGACGACGAAATCCCCTTTTAATAGTAACAGGCGGGGGCTTCGGCCCCCTCCACCACCCCAACCAGAGAGAGAGAAGAATGGAATATACGGAAGCCACAGCCAAAGAATGGCTGACAAGCATGAAGCTGCCAAACTTTCGAACGGGCAGCCGAGAGGTTTGCAACCCTCCGGTCATGGACACGGATGTCGATTTTGTTGTCCTGTACAATGGCAGCCCGATGGACATCGAAGACGCAGGATGGATGGATACAACCGGGCCGGATGAAAGCTACGGCCACAGTCTGGCGTTCCGAACATACCGCAGCGGAGAGGTCAACCTTATCGTTGTGGATGAAAACATCGAGTTTACCAAGTGGCACATCGCCCCGGTGGCAGCGAAAGCGCTGAACATGAGAGACAAGCATCAGCGCATCAGCCTGTTTCAAGGCGTTCTGTACGGCAACTGGAAAGCATGACAATGGAACAAAGATCACCGGAGTGGTTCGCCGCCCGTAGAAGTCGTGTCACCGGGTCGATGGTAGGTGCCATCCTTGGCCTTGACCCCAACACCAGCCGCGCAGAGGCCATGAGGCGCATGGTGCGCGCCCATCAGGGGATGCCCAGTGAGTTCGTCGGCAACATCGCCACCCAGTGGGGCCAGACGCACGAACAGGAGGCTTTGGAGGCTTTTCAGTACAGCGAAAGCGCATGGGTGGCTCCGGCCACCTTCGTGGTGGACCCAGACCGCCCGTGGCTCGGTGCCAGCCCTGACGGATATGTATGGGATGACGCAGTCTTTGAATGCAAATGCCCCTTCGGTCTGCGCGACCACGACAAGCCTGTCCCGTTCAAGACCCTGTCCGACCAGCCGCATTATTACGCCCAGATGCAAATCCAGATGCTGGTGACCGGACGGAAGCATTGCTTCTTCTGGCAGTGGACACCGCACGATGAGAACCTGACGGTCGTCGATTTTGACCAAAACTGGATCGACGTCAACCTGCCGAAGCTGGAGCAGTTCTATCAGGAGTTCTTGGAAATCTGTGACGATGCCGTGGACGAACGCACCCGCACCGATTTTGACACGCCTGCAATCCGTCAGAAGCTGGCAGAGTATGACGACTTGCAGCGCGAGATCGCAGCCGCAGAGGATCGCCGTAAGGAAATCCTGATAGAGCTGGTGAAGATCGCCGGAAGCAAGGACGCCACCATCTACGGTCGCAAGCTGACCAAGGTCGAGAAAGCTGGAAGTATATCGTACGCTGCGGCGATCAAGGTGCTGGCACCCGACGCTGACCTTGAGAAATGGCGCGGAAAGCCTTCAAGCTACTGGTTGTTCAAATGACGGCATACTACAATGAATACGATCCAGTTGCGGCGGCGTGGCTGCGGGAGCTGATTAAGCGTGGCCTTATTGCTGATGGCGTCGTGGATGAGCGGTCCATCGTTGATGTTGCGCCAGAAGACCTTCAGGGCTTCACGCAGTGCCACTTTTTCGCCGGTATCGGTGGGTGGTCGTATGCTTTGCGTCTGGCCGGGTGGCCAGACGACAGGCCGGTCTGGACGGGATCGCCACCGTGCCAGCCATTCAGTGCCGCAGGACAGCAAAAAGGAAAAGACGATGAACGACACCTCGCACCACACTTCGCAACCCTCGTTGCTGCAGGACGCCCCGCAATCCTTTTCGGAGAGCAAGTCGCCAGCGCGGCTGTCTTCGGAAAGGCTCCAAAGCGCGCTGGAGCGGTGCCTGCAGGAGAGCCTGAGTGGGCTTGGATCGATGATCTATTCGGGCGGCTGGAAGCTGCACACTACGCCTGCGGGGCGTCAGATATCCCGGCTGCGGGCGTCGGCGCTCCGCACCTTAGACAACGCACCTTCTTTGGAGCGGTCAGGTTGGCCCACACCGAATGCCAGCAATGTGAAGAACGCATATCAAGACCCCGACAAGGTGATAGCGCGGAAGGAAGCGGGCCGGCAGTCGAACCTTCAGGACTTTGCAGCGCTGGCGGGACCGGCACGGATCACGGCGGATGGTCAAATCCTGACTGGCTTTTCTGCCGGGATAAAAAGTGGCGGCCAGTTGAACCCGGCACATTCCCGCTGGCTCATGGGCTACCCGCCAGAGTGGGACGACTGCGCGGTTACGGCAATGCCATCGTCCCCCAAGCGGCGGCAGAGTTCATAACGGCATTCACTCAGGCACTGGGAGACTGCAAATGAGCGAGGAACTCCAGCGCCAGATCAACATCAACATCCAGCTGCGCCAACAGCTGGAGAGGTGCAGAAGGGATGTAGTAGAATACTGCGCCAATCTCTGTGAGGATAACGAGATGGGCCTAGACCGGGGAAAGTATGTCTGCGCGCCAGCACTGGAAGGTCGGTCATATACCCACCCCGGTGATGGATACGCCAAAGCACTCAGGGGGATAATCGGGGGTTGACCATAGATAAGATTGTGGTAAAAGCAACAAAACAAATGTGAGAACCAACCATGACCCTGCGCCCGTATCAGCAAGACGCCCATGACGCCATCATTGGGTGGATCAAAAAGAACACCACCCCGTGCTGCATTGAGGCGGCCACAGGAGCAGGGAAGTCGCACATCATTGCAGCTGTTGCTGACACCATCCACGCCATGTCAAAGGGCAAGCACGTCCTGTGCCTCGCCCCCAGCGCAGAACTGGTCAAACAGAACGCCGAAAAGTTCAAGTTGGCCGGGGCACGGTGTTCGATTTTCTCGGCCAGTGCCGGGGAAAAGAGCCTGCGCCACCCGGTGGTGTTCGGCACGCCCGGCACCGTCCTGAACTCCATCAAACGCTTCGGCAGCGAGTTTGCGGCGGTTGTTGTAGACGAATGCCATGGCATCACCCCTACGGTCAAAAACATCATCGAAAAGATGCGTGAAGCCAACCCAAACCTGCGGGTGATCGGCCTGTCTGCCACCCCATACCGCATGGGCACCGGGTACATCTTTGGCTTCTGGCCGGATGGAAAACCTGTGCCGGAAACCAAGGCCAAAGACCCGTATTTCGAGGCCTGCGTCTATCGCATTCAGGCGTACGCGCTGATCGAACAAGGCTTCCTGACCCAGCCCACCATCGGCAAGCCAGCCGTTGACGGGTACAAGACGCTGGACATGCAGCTGAACTCCCGTGGGCAGTTTGACAGCCTCGCCATTGACCGGGCGTACCACGGGCAGGGACGCAAGACGTCAGCCATCATCGCGGATGTGATCTCCCAGTCGACGTTCCTGCGCGGCGTGATGATCTTCTCCGCCACGGTCAAACACGCCAATGAGTGCATGGAGAGCCTGCCGCCGGACATGTCCGCCATCATCACGGGCGAGACGGATGCCAAAGAACGCCACAAGAGCATCAAGGATTTCAAGGAGGGCCGGATCAAGTACCTCGTCAACGTGTCCGTGCTGACCACCGGGTTCGACGCTGCGCATGTGGAACTGATCGCCATCCTGCGTGCCACTGAGAGCGTCGGGCTGCTGCAACAGATCATCGGGCGCGGACTGCGGATCGAAGAGTTCAAAGAGACTTGCCTGATCCTTGACTATGCTGAGAACCTGCCCCGCCACTGCCCAGATGGTGACGTGTTCAACCCCAAGGTGGAGGTCACCAAGGGCGACAAGGAAGATGGCACCATCAACTGCATCTGCCCCCTGTGCGACGTGGAAAATGAATTTTCACCCCGTCCCAACAAGGAAGATTACCTGATCGACGAGAATGGCTATTTTCTCGACCTTGACGAAAACCGCATCACATCCGAGTGGGGCCACATCCCAGCGCATTTCGGTCGTCGCTGCGGGGCCAAGGTTACCATCGGGGGTGATCGCATCCAATGCACCTACCGCTGGACGTTCAAACCATGCCCGCACTGCAACGCTGAAAACGACATCGCAGCCCGGTACTGCATCAACTGCAAGGGGGAGATCGTTGACCCGAACGACAAGCTGAAGCTTGAGTTTAAGGCGATGAAAAAAGACCCGACCCGCAAGCAAACCGACAACGTCGTGACCTTTGCGAAGCGCCCGCACATCGCGCGCAGCGGCAAGGAAACGTGGAAGATCGACGTGGTGACCGACTACCGCTCGTTCTCCTACTGGGTCATGAAGGAACCCAAGGTCACCAGTGGTATTCGTGACCTTGCTATGTTGAACGAATTGGGTGAAGATAAGCCACTGACCATTACTTATCAATTAGACCCGATCAGCACGTTCTTTCGTGTGTTCGCATATAACAGGCCAGCAGATGCAGCTCCCGAATGACATCAAGGTCTATGGCGACCTGAGCTACCGTGGCACCTGCCCGAAGGAAACTTTGGAGCAGGTGACTTTCTTTGCGCGACTTCGCAGGGAATACCCGGACACCCTTGGCAAGCTGGCGTTTCACGTCAGGAACGAGGGCAAGCGTACCCACCTGCAGGCCGCCACGGAGAAATCCGAGGGACTGACCACCGGAGCGCCGGACATCGTCATACCGGG